CTGTGGCACCGGTTAGACCAGTTGCTCCAGTTGGCCCTTGGGGACCAGTCGAACCAACAGGACCTGTTGGCCCCTGCGGACCTGTTGGGCCTTGAGGGCCGGTTGGCCCAGTAGGGCCAGTCGTCCCCTGTGGTCCTGTTGCCCCAGTTAACCCTGTGGGTCCGGTAGTCCCAGCAGGGCCAGCTGGTCCCGTAAGGCCGATGGGACCTTGCGGACCTGTGGCACCGGTTAGACCAGTTGCTCCAGTTGGCCCTTGGGGACCAGTCGAACCAACAGGACCTGTTGGCCCCTGCGGACCTGTTGGGCCTTGAGGGCCGGTTGGCCCAGTAGGGCCAGTCGTCCCACCGCCACCGCCCGAAGGCCCGGTTGGGCCCTGCGGACCCGTAATCCCCTGTGGCCCAGTGGCTCCCGTAGGACCAGTATCGCCTGTCGCCCCGGTCGCCCCAGTGTCTCCCTGGGGAATGGTGAAGTCGAATATTGCGGCGTAGTCCGTCCCAGAATTGCTTACCACAGCAGACGTTCCAGGGAGTCCTGTCGTTACGGTCCCTATCTCAATGGTAGCAGCAGTGCCCTTGGCCCCCTGCACCCCGGCAGAACCGGCTGACCCTGCTGCCGAACCCACGCCCCCACTAGACGTGACTGTTGAGGTAACCGTCCCCACGTGTTTCTCTGTACTTTGCGCAAGCTGTTGGAATGCGATGCGCAGAGACTCGACCGAGTTGTCGGGTGGAACAGGAAACGGGATATGCGAATCAGCCATAGTTTAGCCCATCTCGGTTACCACTATATTCTGAACGCCCACAGACACGGAGGAATTCGCGCTAAGGGTGGCCTGGAGGTCGATAACTCCACTGGTCAGAGTGCTGATAGCCGTAGTGCTAGCCGTCTCTGGCGTAGCCCCCGCGAATACTGCCCCAGATGCGTTAGATCCCCAGTAGGACAGGCTCCAGGAGAAGGCTCCGGACGCCCCAGCAGCGGAGCAACTGATGACCAGTTCCACCTTCATGCTGGTGGTTGCCCCAGCCGCCAGGGTAGTCCCAGAAGCCAGCGTCCCGAGCGACACACCATTGAACAGCGGCTTAAATGTTAGGTTGGCAGCCGAAGTCGTAGGGATGGTCAGCCACAACTCCACTTTGACGGACTTCTTCGCCACGAAGAAATTGGCCGGCAGGGTCAGCGACCCGAGGGAGACATTCCCGGACAGGACGGAGTAGTAGGTGGTAGCGGTGGTGAAGGTGACAGTGGTCCCGACACCTGACCCCTTGGCAATGACACCGCTCTTGTAGACCGTTACCGGCGTTCCGCTAGCACCTTCCGATGCGCACAGCGTTTGCTGGGTCGGGTCCACCCAAGTATCGCCTTGGGTGGGGCTCGCATTGGTGGTTGGCGTGAATGTCAGCTTGGTAGCAGCAGACACAGATCCAGTGGCACCGGTCGCCCCGGTAGCGCCATTGGTCCCGTTCGTCCCATTGGCCCCTGCCGGACCGGTGGCACCAGTCGGGCCTTGAATACCCTGAATACCCTGCGGACCCCTCTGAAAATAGGCCAGGGATACCCAATTGGTGGCCCCGTCTCCGAGTTTTGCCAACCCGGTATCGGTTTCCACCCCCCATTCTGCCATAGCCAGGATCGGGTTCACTGAAGTCCACAAGGCGGCTGTTCCACGACGCCACTGGGTCTGCGTAAAGGTCATGACACGCCTCCAAGGTCCAAAAGGTTTCCACGGAAATTCGTTCCAGGGACACCACCATCAAGGGGTTCCCCCCACACGGTCGTATCAGGCGCTCCGCCATCAATCGGACCCTGCACAAATAGCGGACAAGTCAGAATCATGTGAACTCGTTCCAGTTCGTCCACAAAAGCATCCATCGGTTTGATCCCGATGACAGTAATTGGATATCCAGGTGCCCCGAAATCAATGCAAAGCATTGTCTGAGCTGCGAATTCAGGGTAGTCACCGCCCCAATACAGGTAGTATTTCCCGTATTTGATGAAGGATCGGAGCCCGTCTTGCTGGATAAACCGCGCAACGGTGTAGGGCATGAGATCGCGAGGGGTTACCCCAGGAAGATCCGCCCCCCTCAGCCGCTCATAGGCGGCATTTTGGAGCGGGGGGACCAGATATTGGCCAGGGTCAGTAGATCCAAGGTAGCGGGAGTTGGCCAACCAGAAGTCCCCGGGGATCTGGAGGTCAGTAAGGCACTCAGATTCCTGCCCATTGAATCTCATGATCCCCTGGTCCGACAAATACAGGATCCGGTTGTTCAACATCTGTACGCTTCCGCCTGCACGGCACGGTGCGGCCTTGGTCGGAGACCAAACCAGGTTTGTAGGGTCAGATCCATCTGCCCGGTAGATCCCTGACTCGCAGAACACGCAAAGAGCCTGGTTGTAGGACGCCAATGCCAGGACCCGATAGTCGAAATCCTTATAGAACTCAGGAACCCAGGCGTCCATGTTGTTCAGGGGGGTCCAGACGACCCGGTTACTCCCGGGGTCGAAGGCAAATCCCATCCCATTGTGCTGGGTTAGTCCAGAAAGGCCAAATGAGGCTGGCTCATAGACAACATCGACCCCGTTGTAGGTAAATAGGGTAGGCAGAACGACACCAAGCCCCTGGTCTGGCACCGCGTCAAGGAAGGTGAGATCGTCCATCTCCAGTTGCTTACACAACTGGAAACTGGTGGTGCCACCAGCACGGTAGATGTTGCGATAGACCAAGTAGTCGTTGAATGGAACAAACTGCAAGGCGGTGGAGGAAACTCCATCTACCCCAGGTTGGTAGGCCGTCCCCGGACTACTGGTCACACCAGCCATATACGCATTCAAGAGGAATGAATTTTGTGGTGAGGCAAGGACAGCGTGGGCATCTTGAGTCGTGATGCTGTTGATGACCATATCGAAGTAAAGCACATCGCCAATAATCGGACAGGGGGTTACCGTTCCAGTCCCAGCCCCCGCCGCTGTAGCGAAGAATGTGACTCCTACCGCATTGTTAGGAGCCCCGATGGCCGTGAAATCGGTATTCCCAACCGATGCAATCATGTAGGATGTCCGGGCAACGATATCGCTAGCCAGGGTCGTCCCAGTCGTCGATACTCCACCCACATCAAGCACGACTGCCGTGATGGCAAGGTTCGCGAAATGGGCCGTGGCAAGTCCAGAACCAGTTCCGGCCCCAGTGGCCACAAAGAAAGTTCCCAAATTGCTATTGGCCGCGCCAATGGCCGTGAAATCGGTGGTCCCGGTAGTCACAATCTGGTAGGTCGTCCCAGAAACCAACGAGGCGGCCTCAAGGCTAAAGTTCAGGTCAGATGGGATCGAACGGCCATCAACGAAAAGCTGGTTAACGTTGTTCGGGTCGCACATCACATTGATCAACTGGCTATTCCAACTTGAGTCAGTAAACCCGGTGAACAACACCTTCTCAGCATTGAATGAATGCGGGACTGCCGTTTGCATGGCCAACGTCCCAGCCTGCGCATTGTAGTTGAACGAGGCAATCCCAACCTGGGGGACCGCATAGGCATATACCCCGGACAGGCCCGATCCGGGGCAAACGAAATCAGTCCCCATGAGCAGGTAGCATGTGTTCAACATCGGGGCACTAGAGGTGTCTTCTACGGTAGGAGAGAGAACCTGGATCTCAGCCGGGATATTCTCCGTGTAGGTGGCCTGTCCGGTCCCGTATCCGGTCCCCGTAGCCGTGAACACTACCCCGACTGTATTGCTAGTCGCGCCAATGGCTGTGAAATCAGTCGTCCCAACGCTAGAAATGGTGTAAACCGTACCAGTGACGAAACTCCCGGCCAAGGTCGTCACTGTATCTGAGAACGGGTTCGGCGTCAGCCCCGTGAAGAAAAGGTGTTGTCCATTGTAGAAATTGTGGTTGGCAGCGAAGGTTACGAGAACCCGATTGGTTCCAGTCTCTAGGGCGATGGAATTGACGCCGATCTTATTTGTGGATCCACCATCGGAAGAATATCCAAGCAGGCTGGTGATTGTCTGTAGATGGAATGGTATCGTCCAAGTGATCGTATTTTCGGAAGCCAAGATTCCTTCCGCCCAAGGGGAAACTGTGACCTGGCGAGACGACTTAGCCAGCACGGACGGAGACGGAGAAGACGGCCCGCTTTCATCCACAACACCATTCACATTCCGGGTATAGGTAGTGCAGTATTCATAACTCACCGACTGGTCATAGTCTGACGCCAGTTCCCCGCTCGCAGTCAGGGGATCAGGGTAGGAATAGGACGTTACCTTGGGCATAAGGTTGGCCAGGAGCTTTTCATCCCCACCGACGACGCCCATAAATAAGAGTATCTGCGTGGCTGGCGTATCCATGATCGGGTTATTCCAGGTCAGTGTGACCAAGGAACCATCAGTTGAGATCGTGGGTTGGACGGTTCCGCTAGGGGGGAGGACGCCGAAAGCTGTCTGATAGGCCAACCGAAATGTCACTTCAGTCCCCTTCGCCAGAGAACCTCCAGTTGTCACAGTGGCCAGGATATTGGACGGGGAGACAGCCGTCCCGGTATTCAGCCCCGGGGGAACATCGGGGCGAACAGTCCCAAGCGGGACGATGGTCCCATCGATCATTTTCTTGGGGTTCCCACCGTATTCCGTCCAGTAGATCCGTTCCCGATTGTCCTCATATTCGGCGGCATAGGACCGGCGAGCATCGCTGAAAAGAAGACGTTGCCGATAGGAAAACACCTGGACGGAATTATCCGGAACTGAGATGTTCGGGTTCACCAAAGGCATTTGGTAGGGTGTCGCCTTACCTCCGCGAACATCCAGGTTTTCCATGTACGCCACATGCTTACCATCAGAGAAGGCAGTGTCCACGACTGCACTGATGCCGCCCGCAACACTGACCTTGAATGATTTCGGCATATCCTACCTCACAGCGAGAGACCAGTAACGGATAACCAGAATCCCCTGGTAACCCCAGTCGCTCTGGTTCCAAATAAGCGATCTGGACCCGGCAGCCGATTCCACGATATTAGTCCAGCCAGTTGAAGTCCCCACCCCGGACCAGGATTCCACAGCCCAACCATAGCCCAATTCCTGGTCTGGTGTGGCCACGGCTCCGTCAGACTTGAAGGTCGCATACGGGATAGTGAAGAACGAAATCCCAGTGTCGGAAGTGATGGATGAGAATAGGGTCTGGAAGGTGCTGCACAGGAAGGCAATATCGGATGCTGTGGTGCTTTGCTGAAATTGGCTCAAGAACTGCTGGCGGACCTGGGTGCTGATCTGGTCATAAAGTTGCTTTTGCAGATTAGACAGATTGATTTGAAGCGCCACCGGGAACCCGTCCTGGTCAATCGTCCCCAGGAAGTTCGGGCTGTCCAGCGGAGGCAGGTTTGGTGCATCCAAGAGAGGACCGGTCATGGTATCCCCAGACGCCATGACAGCACCGCCGAAATTGTTGTTCACGTTCCCAAATGGGGTCCATACAGTGTTGGTCGTATCCCGATAAGATATCGCTCCGCTGGTTGGCTGAATCCATTGCTGGCAAGCAAGGACACCAGTCGTAGGCTCCACGTCCTGCACCCATGTATTGCCATTAAGTGACATAGCTATCTCCTAAGTTACAAAAATGGACCCGGTAGGGGCTGACCAAGTAGACGCAATGTAAACAGTCCAGTTCCCTCCTGGGTTCTCAGGGTCAGGCACGAATATTTTGTAAAGCAGATCCACACTTATTGTGTCTCCTGGAAGGACATCCTCATTGACGGAAATAGTCAAAACATCTGTATTTTGCCCATCCGTTATTGTGCAATTAGAAGATACACTCCATGTCATGAATTCAGGTTCCGTTCCATTGAGAGTCCCGCCTGGGTAACCACAATTCTCGCCGGTGACAGTGATCCCCGTTTCCCCAGGAGTGGGATTGGTGTCAGAAAACTCCATGGAGAAATCATTCTCGACATTCCAGCACGGAGCGGATGCCGTATAAATATTCCCAATATAAGTCCCAGATGTGACGGTAAGCCTAACTGTTGCGTTGGTCCCACCAGCGTTCGGTGAGTCAACAAGCGCCCATGTCCCGCTGGTTGATAGGAAAGTAGCCGTTGAATCAGGGCTTGACCATACCCCAGTGTCGGAAGCGTTGTAAGGGCTGAGGAGAACAACTATGCCTCCAATCCCATCGACAAAAAGCATGGGCATGATAAGGCTCGCTGTAATTGTAGTCTTTCCTACCGCGACCCTGACCAACTCAATGCAATCAGAAGGTATTGCCACCCCCCCGAACGCTCCCGGGGTCGTCGGCATCCCCGTTGGTGGGGCCTGGGCGACCACGGGAAGTGCTGACTCGAAATAGAAAGTAGACCCCAGAGTGGAAGCCGCCTGCTCCTGGGCCCACTGGATCGCGGCATCCAGTTTGGTGTAGTCGCCACTCGGCGCAAACGTAGAAGACCCCTCGGCCGCGTCTCCGAGCAGTTCGAGCGTCTTCTGTCGGATCTGCGCCAGATTCATCTCTACCCCTTGACTGTCTTGCTGGCTTGCCCCATCGGCCCCATGCCGATACCGGCCACGAAAGCAGCGTAATACTCGCTGGACTTCTTGAGGTTCTGGCCCTGCCCGGACTGTTTCAGGAGCCAGGACGCCGCTGCGAACTTGAGATACTGATGTAGGTAGGTTTTGATCCGAGGGTCAGGGGCATCGGTCGGATTCACCATGGCAGTGGGTTCCTGGATATAACCCACCAAGACATACCCCGTGGAAGGCTGACCGTTCAGCAGAATCGTCTGCCCATCCGACTGGATCCAAACGGTAGGCTCACCGGTTCTTGCCCGCCAGTTTGGGTTCTTCTGGTCCTCGGTCATGATCTCGCTTTCCCAAAGCACCTTGCCCATCTATGCCTCCACGTATTGGACGACTTGCGATAGGGTTTGCGTGGATTGCCCAGGGACCGTAACTACGCACGTCACATTCAGATATTCCCCAGCACTCAGGCTAGCAGCAGACACCGATACAACTTCCCCGTTTGAAGGCGAGAACGATACCGATCCACTCCCGGATGGCGTCATCGTCCATGCGTAGGTCACTGGGGTAGGCCCGCCAAGGGGCAGCACGTCAACCTCCCACAGCAGAGGTAGGTTCAGGAACCCTTCCTCAGCCGGAACATCCCAGACAGCAGTGAACGATCCGGCCGGCAAGGTAGAAACGGTTCCGATCTGGACCCCGATCACCCGGTTGGTGCTGGTAGGCAGTGTGGCCTTGTTGCTGGTCACAACCAGCATCGCATCGACCCGGGTCACGCCCAGCAGCTCCGCTACCTGCCCACAGGCGAAGTTGATGGCGTCGGTCGTCATGTCCTGAGAGAACAGTCGGTCGTAGGCCCCGTAGCCAATCAGGTCCCGCACTTCGGCGGTCAGGTCAGAGAGGTTCACAGCCAGCCCCACGCCTGGAGTTTGTCGCGGTCGTTGTTCCAATGATGTCCGATGTCAGTCCGATAGGCCATGTCCGGGATACTCACGGACTTGACCCGTTCGTAGACGTTCTCCTTGGCTTCCTCCATAGTCTGCCCAAGCCCGACGCAGATCACAGCATACCCACTGTTCCCGGCCAGGACCCATTCGTTACCGACCAGCTTCACATCCGAGAGGTAGATGCCACTGAGGGTCGGATCTTTGAATTCCAGTTTCCGCCCTTCGGCATACTTCTTAAACCCTTCGGGGTCCTCAAACGGATATGGGGCCACGGTGCAGACCACGCACATCTGAAAACCGGATTCCACCTGGAGGTTGAACTTGTTCCCGTTCCCGAGCGCATCGAAGAAATCACCCAGGTTGGACTTGATGCTTTCCATCTGAATCCAAATAGATGGAAAACCGGGCCTCGGAGTAAATTCCAAAGGATAGGCCGCCTCCTTAGTAACGATCAGGTTGACATCAAACGGGCCATGATAGCCCGCCGCCCGGAGAGGATCTTCCATCTTGGCCAGGGTTTCCTCATAGAGACGACCACCTCGAACCCACGATGAAGTTGTTCCGCTTTCTCCACAATTTGGGCCAAGATCACCGTTTAGGAACTTCTTGTACTCAGAATTGAGCCAAATGGGCTGGATGAACTTCTCTCCGTTGAAGAATCCAGTCACCGCGATTTCCACGCCCTTCACGAACTGCTGAAGCTGAATCTCGTGGATCTTTTTGCCCCACTTCTTTTTGTAGTTCTCCAGGATGGCAAGCACATCAGACCCATCATCGGCTTTGCCCACATAGGTCAGGGCCTTCTCATCCTGGGCCTTGCCGCTTGGCTTCGCCACGTAGCGCCCCGGGTTCTGCTTCACGAAGGCAATGGCCTCATCGAACGAGGTGAAGTTCCAGTCCGGAATGACCGTCATCCCCGCCTTCTTCATCTCTTCGGAACCGAAACCACGGTCCATCTCCAGTTTGTCGGAGTAGGGGCAGGGCCCGACGACCGCCTTGCCTTGGGACCGCAGTTCATCGGCCACCTTGCCGAAATTCGTGTCGTCGAAAACTATCAGGTCCGATTCCGCCACATAGGGTTCCCAGTGCTTCACCTTCTGGATCAGGCCATCGTTGATGTCCTGGCTGGGCTTGTCCTTGATGTAATAGCGGACTCGGTTCCCTTCGCCAAGGAACCGTTTGCACAATTCTCCGACCCCGCCAAAGTGGGAAACCACCAGGATGGACCGGCCCTTTGCCATCTAATACCTCAGCATGTTGGAGTGGAAACCCTGACCGAAATAGTGCCGCCTTGGGGCAGTAGAGGCGCGTTTGTAGCCTGCGTCTCCAACCAGATTAGCACCACGGAGCGAACTGCACTCGGTAATGAACTGTGTCTCAAGCCGCCGGGCCTCGGACTTGTCTTGTCCGGAGCCCGGCAGGGCGAGGTAATGGGCGAGGGCACCGTGAACAATGGCATCCTCGAATTCAGGCCCGAATCCGACTTCATCGAAGTCGCCGATTGGTTTATAGGCAACGTCTGCGATGACCTGGGTGTCTGATGCGGGTGGGCGATTGGGCCAGAACTGGCCCTGGTCAGTGGTATAGGCTGCAATCGTCCCCTCGAAAGGGGTTATATTGTGGTAAAGATCCTCCAGCGCGTCTTGGTTGTAGAGCGGGAGGTCATGCCGATGGCCGCTGATTTTCGCCCTAAAGATGTAGATTGCCTCTCTCTCGTAAGTAGGGTCGTAGATCGGTTGGGAGATAGTCCCCGCCGGAATCGTGAACTCGACAAATTCTCGTAGAGCGAGGGTTTCCAGAGCCACCTGCCTACACGCGACCTGATACGAGAGTTGCGCCACACGAGGTTTGAGGTCGTCGCGGAACGGCTCGATCCGGTCACGGATGTAGGCATACTGGGTCATGGTGTTGCCCCGCTAAATGGCCGCGACAGGTTCGGAGGGTTTGGCCCCCTTCTCAATCTCGGTGAGGATCCGGAGAACAGTCACCTTCTTCTTGGTGCCGGGCTTCACGTCCAGCTTGAACCGCTTGGCCATGTCCCGGAGTTTGGTATCGTCGTCCGGGGGATCCAGACCGAGCAGGAATTCGTTGGTGATGTTGGAAAGGTCGGTCCCGTTGATGATCGCCTTGCCTTCCTCACTGTCGGCCATGATCAGCCGGCAATGGATGTCAGGGGCCGTGATCGCCCGGTGGACCATCCACACCCACTGTTCCTCGGACACGCCGCTCGACCGGATCATGTCCGGGGCGCGCCGGCCAGAGGGGAAGGGATCGTATCGGATGGCGACTGCCTTCCGCGCTTCTTCCCGGTGGTCTTCCATTCCGTCTTTGAGTGCCATGTGAAACCTCTTGAAAGGGCGGGACCGGGGGGAAGGCTATCCCCCCCCCTGGCGACCGCAGGAAAGGCTAGGCAACCTTCAGGGGGAAGGCGCCCATGTAACGGCTATCGGACAGCCCGTAGCCGAACACATCGAAGGTCCGGCAAGCACGCCCGGCCTTGGTCTGCATCTTGAAGTTGATGTCCGTTTCCATGATCTGGCGGACGAAGCCGAGACCATTCACATGGCCAAGGACGCCCTGGCAGATATTGGAGACGCCACCGTAGGTCGCGGTGGGGATGGCATCGGTGACGATAATGTCGAACCCGGCCACGCGCATGGAGAAGTCGCCGTCCTCGATCATCTTGGCGTTGCGCTCGCCGTTGATCTGGTAGGTGAACTGGTCGCTCTGGAGCAGGATCTGCTCCACGTCCGAGTTGACCATCGCATACCGGCCCTTGCGGGGGATACCCATCTGGTTGTAAGCCTTCCGGGCGGCGAGGAACTGATTGATGATGTAGTCCGGGTCGGTCCGATCAGTGCTGGACACGTAGGTCGGCACAGCCGGGTTGTAGGCAACGGTGCCCGGGACCTGGCCCTCATAGACCATCGTGGGGGCGCCGTAGACCGTGGTGATGAGGCCAGCCACAACCACCAGGTATTCGTTCTCGGCCATCGCGTCGGCCATCATCCGGGCGATCTGGGACATCAGCGGGAGGTTGATTTCCTTGATGTCCACGATGTCCAGGGTGGGGTAGGCGTAGAAGGCGTTGTTGACCTGGACCGTGAAGTTGGTCCCGGTGGTGACGGTCGGAACCAGGTCCATATTGGCGTAGTACGGCTGGATCGGAGGAGGGTTCAGCACGCGGAAGGTGATCTGATCACCGAACTGTTCGAGCTTCTTCAGAGCTTCAGTGTTGGCGATCTTGCCGAGATACGATTCCCGGCGCATCACGTCCATGGTCAGACCTTCGACGATCTCCTCAATGAGGAGCGCCTGGGAGGCGGCAGGAATGCCGGTGTTCTGGGTAGGGACAACACGGGTAATAGCCATGATGAATTCCTTTGTTCAAAGGAACTAGGCCCGCATCAACGCGGACGCGGTGCGCCCGTTGAAGTTGAGACTTTGGGTCAGTTCAAGTCGTTGGCGGAAGAGATTCCGCTGCTCCAGCGACCCTTCAGAAAGCCCCTCTTTGAGGAACCCTGGCTGGGCCATTTCTTCCGGAGTGAACGGAGTCGGTTGGTTGCTCCGGGGTGCCCGAGGGACATCCGGGAGAGCGGAACCGGTGCGCAGATTCGGCACCGTGTCCATGGCAGGACGCTGTTCTCGCTTCGGGGCCGGCGCAGCCTGGGCGTTGAGCCCGATGCTGGTCCCGGTGGCCCTGGAAAAATCGTTCAGCACTTCGATCACATCGTTCGGATCAAGAGTGCTGGCAGGACCGTCCATGGCAGCGAAAATGTAGTTCTGCTTCTTCTTGGGCAGAGCGGTGATCCAGTCCAGGAACTCAGGGCTGGATTTGATCTGCTCAAGCTTGGCGGCCGGAACCACTTTGTAAATCTCGGCCTGCACCGCTTCGCTACGCTGTTTGGCGAAATGCTCGCCCACACGCTGCGCGGTTGCGTTGGTTTGTTCCCTGATCTGGCCAAGCGCGGCGTAAACCGGGGCGACCAGGGCTTCCATGACGGAAACGGCTTCGGGGAAGTCCTCGCGGTAAGTTTGGATCGTCGCTTCATCGGCAGGGTTCAGGTCCGGGGGGGCGAAAGCCGACCCCGTTGCCTTGAGCACTTCTGCCTGCTGAATGAGATCCTGGAACTCCGCGATCTTGGATTCCACCTCCAGCTTAGTCCTATCCAGGCTGGTCTTCGTCTTCATCATCTCCGACTGTGCTTTGCGGGCGTCGGATTCCCGCTTGTCGAGTCCCTTGGGCTTGGGCTGGGGTTCAGGTTCCGGCTCGGGCTCTGCCTCGGATTCCTCCGGGGGAAGGGCCTCGTCGCCAGTCTCAACCTTGTCGCGCTCATAGGGGTTGACGACCACTTCATGCTCAGTCTGAAGGAGAGTAGAGCCAAAGCCGGTTTCTTCTCCGCCCAGGGGATCCGTGTCACCTTCAAAACTGCTTCCTTGAACTGCTTCGTCCTTGAACACCGTGGCTTTGCCATCGGCGTCCACACTGACCTGGAACCCGGAACTGGAACTCAGTTCACCGGTATTCGGGTCAACCTGAATACCCAGCGTCTCATGGAGCTTGTCCAGAGCTGCCTGGTCATTCAGGGAAAGCTTGGGGGCTTTGTAGTCCTTCTTGTGGGGGTTGATCACTTGCGGTGCGGCCATGTCATGCTCCTGGCCCCTGGGGATCAGCGGAATGCTGACGACCCAGTGTTGGGGCAGCGTTGATTTCTTCGATCTCGATTGGGATATACAGGAATAGGTTGAGCAATTGGGCCTGGGCCTGAATCGCATGGCCTTCCGTGGTGATGTCACAGTCCCGCAGGAGGTCCACCGTGTCCTGGTACATGTGCTCGATCATCGTCCGGAAGGTGCTGCCGTCCCGGAACAGACTCGATGCCTGCTCGTGGGTGATCCCGAACTTATCCAGGAAGTCTCTGGCCAAGAGATCGGACTTCTCAGACATTGGCTCATTCGCTTCAGCCACCTCTGGCATCAGCGACTTGATCCTGGCCTCGAAAATATCGCGCTGGCTGCTCATGACTGCATCCCCTGGGGTGGTTGGGCAGGCTGAGGTTGCGGAACGCCTTGTGGTGGCTGCTGGGCCTGCTGCTGGGCCTGTTTGGCGGCGGGGGTCAACTCGTTCGGCCCATCAATCGGAACGGGGCTGCTCAGAACCTTGGCCTGCTCGGCCGTAGCCGATGCCGCCGCAAGGTATTGCTGGGATAGCATCGTGGACCAGACAGCGAATGCCGCGATGGTCTTCTCGTCCATCTTCCCGGTGAGCTTGAACATCTGCTCGGCCGCAGGGATGACGATGGGGGGCGGCAGACCGTCCTTACCCTGTGTCATGCCGGCCTTGAAAATCTCAGCCATGGTGTCCAAAGCAGAAGCATGGGCCCGCTCCTTGTCCTTTTGAGCGTTGGCCGGTGCATCGTTCAGTATCTTCTGCTGAAGTTCAAGTTTCATGGCCTCCACATACTGGTCCACCGTCTTGACGGCAAGTTCCTGGTCCAGGCCCATCCCTTCGGAGATGGCCTTTAGGAACTCCACTTCATCCATCCACTTGGGAAGACCGTATTGGTGCAGATCCTTGAATAGTTCCTTGGCCTTCCGGCCGACAATCTCGCGCCGCAGAGCGCCCTTGACGCCCTGGACCTGAAGGTCGGCTTCGACCATGAACTCGTCCTTGTTCTCGTAGTATGTCTTGATCCAGTGGTAGCAGTCCCGGAGGTGCGGCTTCCACCAATAACGGTCCACATTCCCCACCACGTCCTTGATGAATTCTTCCAGGGACTCCCAGATCCGTTCCAGCATATCGTCCGTGCGGACACCGGATCCAAGCGCCTTGCCATCCGCATTCTCGGTAAAGCCGGTCACCACCGGGATCAGAGACTCAAAATACTTGGCGCACTCCAGAAGCTTGTCCAGGTTGGACGGGACGGTGAACAGTTCAATCGGCTTCCCGGTAGCCCCAATTTTCTTGCCCACGCCCTTGTCCCGCCAGAGCCACGTCTTGCGGCCACGGATGGTCAGGTCCTTATTCTCGATGGCCCCTGCGTCGATCATCGCCTGGAACCCAGAGGTATCGGCCAAAGCATCGTCAATCGAACGGCAGATGTTGATCAGCATCTCGCAGACTTCAAGGCCAGACTCACCGGCCCCGACGCCAAAGATGCTGCCCGGGTCAACCCGGAACGGAATGAAGTGGACGTACATCCGTTTGGGCTGGAACTTGCGCTTGGACACCTTCAGAATATGGTTCCCGCACCACCAGATTTCCCAAATACCGTCTATCAGAGCGTTCTTCTGGGCCTTGTCGAGGCCCTTGAAGTCCCGATGCCCAATGACGACACCTTCGTCGTTGGTGATCTCCAGTTCTTTAATGTGGGACTGGATGTCTTCGCCCAGGTCTTCCATCGCCTGGCAGTTCAGGACACCAATGCGCCGCCACACGATGTAGCGATTCAGCATCGCATTGCTGATGTTCGTCGGGAACGGGAAGATTTCCCATCTCCGGAGGTTACCGGCCCAGTTGCCGTCCGGCATGTCGATGATCAGGTCGGCCAGTTCGCTGTTGATGAAGGTCGGATCGTCCTGAAGACTCCGGATCTGGTGGGCAGACATGACGTGGTGGACATGGACGTATTCCAGGCCCTGTTGGAACCGGGTGTTGGGGTCCGGGTAGACCCGCTTCGGGTCGATGAACTCCCACATCGGCTTGCGCACGTCTTCCTTGTCGATCTCCTCGTCGCCATCATTCCACCGGAGCGCTGGCTGGCGGAGCTGGGTCGGTCCAATCACCACGGAACTGCCTAGCGAGGAAAGTTGGGTACACATCTCGTCCATGCAGTTTTCCAACTCCATGGCTTCGTGAATGTCCTCGAATTCTTCCCGCAGACGAGACACGCGCCGTTCTTCTTCCTTCGGGTCCATCTGGGTCCGGCGTCGGGGGCTCGGCTTGATCTCCCAAGGACGGCCCTGGAGGGGGCAGACCTGCTTGTAGAGCTTGGCACGTCCAATCTGGACGATGCGAGGAAGACGCCGGTAGAAGAATGTGGACTCTTCGTAGCCCTCGCGGGGCTCATTCACATCCTTGCCGTGCAGATACTTTTCGATCTTGCACCACGCCCACTCTTTGTCCCGGCGGGCGTCATCGGAAAGCTGAATCTCGTTCTCGAACTGGCCGATGAGCTTGCTAGCGCCTTCAACCTCGTCCAGGTTGTCGTGCGCCACTTCTCCAATCGGCTTGTCGTCGGGCGGGGCGCTGTTCGGGCCAGACATGGGAGGCTGAAGGGACATGAGCCCGCCGCCCTGCGGGGCGCTCGGCATCCTTGCCGCAGCCATTGACCCCAATCCCACACCCGATGGATAAGCCACAGCCACTCTCCCAGGGCTCATCATAGCAGGGTGTATACTTTTTATCCATAACGGTACTTTTTACACATGACTACTTTTTACACATGACTACTTTTTAGTCATAGACTAAATTTTACCTCTTGCGCGGTTGCCACATGGAGGTATACTTCCTTTTGAGATGGTCGCCGTGCCAAGCGCCGCCACTGTCGGGTCCCCCGAACTGAGAAGCGGGGGATTTTTTTGTTGCGTCATCACCCCATCAACCTACACTTGTAGTTGGAACGCACCCCGAAACTTCTCAGCGGGCAATGCGTAGGGCAATTTGAGCGGCATACCCCGTCTTAGCATCCCTTCCAGAGAATACAATTCCGATTCCGGGGTAATTGCCATCCCGGCGTGTGGCCTTGGACCAACTACCCACACGAATCCCCCGAGTCATCATCCCGGCAGAGGGGAAACCGCCAGGCTTTTTGGGCATAGCGACGAGAGGTTACAGCTGACCGGGCCTCGTTTGAGTCGCCGGGATGAGTGCTTACGACACCGTGGCTCCACGCCAGGATGTTTTTGCATTGGCTCCCTGGAAATGGGGGCCTGTGCCCACTCGGCCGTTCACCATCCAGGATGTTGTTCAACAATACTGATAACAATAGTAATCAGTAGGTGTGACCGAACTGGTCAGTGATCGGTGGGGATCCACCAGCACGGAATTTCGACCACTCCTTGATCTCAATCGGTTCCTCGAACGATTCAGCCGTCATCCAAGGGGGGAAGTCGTTCAGAATATGAGAATACTGGTTAATACCACCAACTCCATAGCGCAAACTCGTGATGATATCATATTTCCGGCTCGGAGTTTCTTCCATTGGGCCATCGCCCTTCTTGTTCCACTCGTAATTCGCGTATTGGTCTATCAACTTTTTCAAATTCTTGCTAATAAATAGGCGATTAGTGCTGAATCTGTGCCACAGATTCCCCATACCAGTCAAAAACGAGTTGTCTGCTTTGATAAACTTGCGTTTATCTTCGTCAATATTTTCATATCCAGACCCATGTGCAAGAGTCCAATACTCTTCAAGGATCTTTTCTCCATCTTTCTGGGCCACCTGGTCCGAAGCAGGGTCGATCATGAATGTCATCGACCGTCCCCAGCGGTCCAGCTCGCCGTAGTGGTAAACCGGGGGCCGGCGGTCCTGCTCGTAGTCCACATAGCAGTAGACAACATCGGCCATGGGGTCTAGAGCGAGCCCTACGGCGGCCGTAGGATGGGTCCAGCCAACATCCATACCCCCCAGGAACTTCCACCGCTTGCCAATGGAGATCAAGGCGGGGTCGTAAAGGATGTCCTTGGTAGGGAACGGGAAGATAAGACCAGAATTCGAGGTTGCATGGCCCTGGGTTCTGGCTGCAAGCATCGCCGGATCATGTGACCAGCGGCGGATATTGCGGGCCTTCACCTCTTCTGAGATGTGGTTGATGTCATCATAGGTCATGTAGGCTAGGAACACGTCCGGGCCTTCTTCCTCCATGGATTTCACGAAGGGAGTCCGGCCGTGCTGTGGGCAATACGAGCAGTAGATGTAGCCGTTGGTGGTGGACATGCGGGCCTGGATCTCGTCCAGGATCTCCAACGGGCATTCCTCATCGATCCACGCCCTATCACCAGTCCAGGAGGCGAGGGCCCCTGTCTCCATGCCGTGCGACTTGAAGGCAATCAGGGACGTTGTGTCGCTCGGGACGTGCTTCACCCGAACCATGTCAATGGCACCGGAAACAGACTTACGAGTCGGCTTGTCGATGATGTATTTCGAGTTGATCAGGGCCTCGTCACCCGGCTTGTCCGTCCACCCGGGCTTGTCGATGTTGGGTCCAAACAACTTTTTCTGGGCCGAGTCTCGGGTCAACTCGGTAGTTTCACCGACCACCCAAGCGTTGATGCCTCGGACTGTGCGCGGGCCCCGATACCACTCCGGGTAGATGCCCGTGGCATCCCAAGCAATGTTTACGGCCGCAGCCAAGCTTTTACCACTATTGGAAACTACAATATTATTACACACGAAGGCGTGGTCATGGTGGTCGATGTTGATGTCCCAGGTAGGCTCGTAGCCAATCTTCCCCTCGTAGGTCAGCTCGGACAGTTCCGCATGGCCTTCCTTGTCCACCCACACCGGAAGCTGGTGCTTCACGGCCCGCATGACCCTAACTAGGGCGATGCGGCCGGAGGGGTATTGCACGGCCACCTTGTGCTTCTGGCTGCACTCCAGCCAGCCCTGTGAGTGCTTGAATCGGTGCAGGATGCGACCCGGATTGGTGAAGATGGCCTTGACTTGGCTCGGGACAAACTCGCCCGTGGTGAAGTCGAACGCCACCACTTCATCACCGACTTCGATACAGTCGATCCGTTTCTCATCCCCGCACCACATCAGGACGGCGGCGTCTCCGCGAAGACACTGATTGGCCCCAGAGATGGCCTTGATGTGCCGCTTCGACTCCCAGAAGGCGAGTTGTGGTTTGTTGGGTGGACGCCTCGTCCAAATGTCAACGAACGCCGTAGCCGCTTCCTGCTCAACCAGGGTTGAAAAGTCGCTGAGTCCCTGGACCAAGCCGAATAGGTCGTTGTGTTTCGGCATCCCTACTCCCAGAGTTCCTTTACCTGCTCGATGTAGACAGAGCATCCCGGGAACTCCACCCGCTTCATCGTCTCACCGCAGCAGGGGCAAACCCCCGGGGTGTCCATCTGGGACACGGGCAGGATGACTTCTTCCGTCTTTGCGCACAGGACACACTTCCTCGAATACAGCGGCATCTCAACCCCTCCGAACAATCTTGTGCTCAAGGGCCACGAGTTTCGCATTGAAGGCGTCACACAGTTCCGTGACAACCGCCTTGGTCTGCTCCGTCAACTTCTCCCCGGGGTCCTCAAGGGATGCCTCCACGTTCTGGAGGATGGTCAGGTGTGAGATTGGGGCGATGGGCATTGGCTACTCCTTTGGAAGGTCATCGAACGTGAGCATATCATCGTAGTTCGTGGGCGTCGTCGGATCGGTAGCGCCTTCCATCCCAATGGCTTCCATCTCTTCTTCCTCGGGAACCACTTCGGCGTCTGCCGTAGCCACCATGTCCTCACTCTCCCCAGGCATGATGACCTTGATCCCCGTCTTGTCGAAGATCATTTGCTTGTAGACGCTCAGGACGCTGATGAACCGGCTCCACATCTCGGCCGGGTTGGCGTCATCGTGGCGGTTGATGTCAATGACCTGCTTCTTGCCGTATTTCTTTGGATTGAATATTTCAGCTAGACGAACGCGAAGGTCTGACTGGATTTTATGCTTAAAAGTCTGGCTACCGTCTGGGTCCGGGAGGTCCACGATATTCAATGCCTGCTCGGCAAGGATGATGGCCCGCATCTGCTCGGCCACCGCCATCATGTCCGCGAAAACCTTGTAGTCATTTACCCAAGCCATGTAGGTACGAGGCTTCGGCATCCCAGGCTGCTGGAGGATGGCTGGGATCGAGTACCCCCGGGCCGTCAGGTCCAAGATGGTTTCCATAACAGAGGCGCGGTCCAGTTTCCGCCCGCATATCGTCCAGTGGTCCTGGTGTTCGGTGCGCTGCAAAGCTTCCAGGGTGATGTCCGCCCGGAGATCACCCACGCCCAAACTCGGGTTCTCAGTGAAGAACATCTCCATCGCGTCAACCAGCGTCAACGGGACTCGGCTTGCCATCACCCTGGCATCCTCGATGGCAGGATCAACCGGGATGTCTGAGTCTCTCCGCTTACCCATTGCCTACCTCAAACGAATCAATCCCCATCCCACTGCCAGTGTTGAATCTGCTAGCAATTCCGACCGCCGTTCGAGCGTCTGCTCCCATGGCAAGGGCCCCGATAGCGAAGTCGCGTCCAGATCCCCATGCTGCAAATGGATCTTCCACGGGTTGGGGGATGGGACGCTTCTCGTAGACGGAAACATGACCATCCTGGGCAATGATCATTCGGGTCCAATCGTCTGTCGCTTGGTATGACGGCCATTTCTCAGGGTCTGCCCCATCTTCCCACCACTTGGCAAGTTCAATCCCCATCTCAAGTTCGCCAGTGAACGCAACAACGGCACCACCCTTGAGCCTCTTTATTTTGGTGCATAAAATTTTGAGGCCATTATTGGTTCCCTGCCTATCCGCAGCTAGAGTCTTCCCATCCCAGGCGATACACGTCATAGGTTCTCCCCTAGAGTTACCCAGTCAGGAGATAAGTCAACAATGGTGCGGTTGTAGTCCCCTCCAATGCGCTGGATCACCTTCAGCATCCCGCGCTTGTTCATGTCCCAGATGGCCCTTTGGACCAGGGACTTGCACACGCCAGACTTGGATATCAGTTGCTCGTTCTTGAACGCGACAGTGTAGGAACCCCTCGCCATGAACACTAGGGCCAGGAACACCCGCACGTCATACTGGGGAAGTCCAGCAAGAGCCCCCCCCCAGCATTGGGCATCTAGAACAACCTGCATCAGATTGCCCCCGCCATGAACTCGTCGTCGTCCACAGGGCGACTAGGTGTCTTCCTAGACAGGCGGCTGATTTCCGAGCTGAGTCGGTCGATCTCGGCCTCCAACTCAGCGTTGGTCACCACCAGACGCATGAAGGAGTCGTATCGGTCTCGGCTGATGGATACCATCTCCACCTGCGGGACGCTATCGAAGAGTGGTGCGGTTCCGGGGGCTCTCGGGATCGGCATATTTGTCTCCTTCTAGATTAGGTTACAGCCTCAACATGTCTATGCAACAAAAAAGTCCCGCCCCACCACCACCCCGTCTAGACGGTGTGCCCTTTGGGAACCGGGTTCCAGCACAACTCATAGAAACCGTTAACCTCGTGGTTTCTAGGATTGTCCCGGGTGTGGTGCCGGCAACGGCCGGTCGGGAAGGCGGGAAGGGATATGGCTAGCTCACATGAACAGTCAGGGTCCCGGACTCGGGAGCGTCCGTGGACAAGGTGGTGAGCAGGCGGTTGCCGTTCATCTGGTGCAGGATGACCTGGATCTTTGCTGGGACCGATACCACCGTCTCGTGGCTGGCAGAGTCCAGTTCCGCCTGCGCAGCAGTCAGGGATGCCTCTGCCGTGGCCAAGGATGCCGTCAGGGAGGCGACCTTGGCATCCGATGTGGCGATGGACTGGTTGGCATCCGACAGCGCGGCCTGGGCCGTCACCAGGGCGGCGTTGGCCGTGGCGAGGTCGGATCGAAGTTCAGTGATGAAGGGCAGGGCTTCGGCCTCGGTGATGGTGTCAAGGGCCTTGTCAACGGCATCAGACATTGTGTCTCCTATTGGTTGGGTTTATTTATTTTGTTACGTAGAAATTAATTATTCCAGGTTATTGACTCGCACGGTGCGGATCGCTTCGCGGGCCAAGTTCCCGGCCCAGGACAGCGCACCGCCGTCCGGGCAATGCACAGCGATCAGTTCGAGGGCCTGGCGGCAGGTGTCGAGATCCTTCACTGTCTTCCAGACAGCCGCATCAGTGATGTCAACCTTCATGGGGCACCGTCGGGACTTTGACGTAGATGTATTCACGGCATACAGGGCACCTGACCTTGACAGACGTTACCCCACCAGAGATAGGGGTAGACTCACCTTCCGACTGGCCAAACTCGACAGCAGTCCAGCACCTATGGCAGATGCCTTCGAGTTGCGTGTCAGACCAGTCTCCCCGCTTGACGATCCTCATTCCTTCCCCCAGTTCTTCTTCTTCAGGGCAAGCCGAGCCTTGGCGATGAAGGCCTCGTCCCAGATTGAGGTTCGGTCAGCCCAGGAAGCCTGATCTCCCTTCCCCGTGTGGGTAGGGTTGAGCCACACATCGCCATCCTCCATGGGGATCAGCAGGCTCAGGCTTTCGAGCTCCTGGATGATGTCGTCGTTGACGGGCCCAGAGAAGACATACCCCTGTTCGTCCGACCTGGACACGAGGTAGCGCCACGCCTGCAACACTCCGGGCCCCATGTTGCGTTCAAACGTTGCGTCCATTCCATCCCCCTAAGTTACATTCTACGTCTTGGTCTGGTGAACACAATGGCCTTCTTCAAAGATTCTCTTGCCTTGGCCAAGAACGCTTCATCCCATGCGGACGGATCACCCTTACCCGAGTGGGTAGGGTTTAGCCATAGGTTGCCGTTCCCCATCTGGATAAGTAGGGTCATGTGTTCCAGCTCGGTGACGGTATCATCCTCAACCACGCCCCGTGGTGCGACTCCAGAGGTGTCTGCCCGGGCCACGAGGTAGGACCACGCCTTGCGCACGGTAGGGGAGGACTCCACCATGTAGAAGTCAAACCAGACACCCATCACTTTTCCTTGACCGTATAGAACGCCGACGCTTCCTGCTTGAATCCAGCGATCATATTCACCAGTTTCTCCGGAGCCTTATCTAGCCAGCAGCACCGAACCACCTCCGGGTTGATCCAAACCTCATCCCAGTGGAACCCCCTCTTGCGGATGAGTCCCTGACCCTCCAGATCTTTCAGGGCCTTCCAGATAGCAGACCTGTCATAGCCCGCCTTGATGAACTCAGCCACTCCCACCAGGGAGCACTGGCGGTCGTCCATCCTTTTCATCAAGACAGTCCAAACCTCGGCTGAAACCTTGAACCTGATCCCCATCACACGGTCCCAATCGACCACCCTGATCCAGGGTTGCTTTTGCATACTTACGGCGCTCGCCATGGTGCCCTCCTACAACAAAGTATACTCACAGAATTTCCAATGTCAACAGTGGAAATCTACAGATCGACTTTCTTACCTTTCTTACAGGAATCCGGGAACCGCATGAACACTCAGAAAAGTTACGTACTATTTCTGCTTCTTGTTACTATGGCGACTACTCCGAACCCCTCCCATGTACCGGTTCTCATCTCTTCAGGGCATCTCGCCTTCGGCTCGCAACCTCACGCCGGTAGGGCGGTCTTATCGGAACGCGCTCTGAACTGATGAGCGCTTATCCGAACGACAGTGTATATATTTTCTCTTGGGATGAAATTCTGTTTCCCTTGAAAAAATAAAGTGAACCGCGTGAGCGAGTGAACGCCCTCCCAATGGAATTAATTATTTCTCCACGAGAAAAATAATCCCCATGGCGAAATACCGCCGAATGTAATTTGGACCCTTTATTCTACACACCGTCTCAACCACCGTCATTCCCCCATGACCCCCCTCCCCAGGGACTATCTAGTCTTCATGACGTGCTCAATGCAGCATCCGTACACCTGCAGCGAGGCGGGCCGCGACCCGGATGGCCCGACATCCACCCCGCACACGCGCGCGACCATCCCCCCCCGCTCCCGCTTGAGAATGCTGTGGTGGGGAAAGATTATGGGTGGACCGGTGAATCCACCTTGTATCCCGGTGAATCCGATCTCAACTCGGTGAATCCATAGACCTGGCCGGCAGCAGAACTCCCAGCAGTGAATCAGCTATCCACTCCGATTAATCAATCAGTCGGTATTAATGGTATGAAAAGTTTTTACCATAGACTGAAAGTTTCTACTCATGACCACTGAACCTGCCCCCTTACCCCCAAATGGTAACAGCGGGGTCGAGGGGGTGGCGGATGGATGGCGATTGCTAGGGGGTGGGAGGGCCCAGGCGGAGTCGGACGTGGTAAGTGGGTGATCAGTGAGTCCCGGTGTCCAAGGGATCCTCTGCGAGTCTCCCTTGCGGTCGCAAGTGTGTGCGGCATTGCCGGCCGTCAAGGTCGTTACCCGCTGGCGCGGTCCACTCGCTTGACTGCCTGCTTCGGAGGCGATGCGACTACCACTTGGTATTGATCCGGAGTGAAATAGGTATGCAATGGCCCCTTGTGTGTGGGTGCGTGATGCATGATACTGTGTGGGGAGTAAATATGTCCAGACCTACAACGTTCCCGGCAGAGTGGATACCGCTGATCAACGTAGCTGGATCGGTGCGGGAGCTGGCATCAGAGATCGGGCTGCGAGCCACTACGTCTTTGTGGCGCATCGCCCATGGGCAGACCAGACCAGGGATGGCGGTGATGCAGCTCTTGGAGCAGTACTGCCGACTGCACCGGCTGGCTATGCCGAAAGAATTTAAAAAATAATTCGCCCTACCTCTTGACGAGTCATGCACTACGCAGTAAACTATGGGTATCAAAGAAACGGATCATTGACAAGCCAGCAGCACTCTTTGGGTCAGCCTGGCACATGACTACCGAACGGAGAGACGGGGACAGGCCCGGATCAGATGGAGCTGGTGCATCGTCGGTAGACCTGGGAACGCATGATGGAGATACGGCGGGCCTCTCATGACCCGCTGCATAACCACCACCCAATCATAGGAGAAGAAATGATCACCATCCGCAACATCAACGCCAACCTCAGCGAAGCTGGCGTAGAATTTACCCAAGAGACCCTCCAGGCGGCCATGGATGAGATGTCCCAGACCGTCCGTGACTGCGGCTATGAGGGTGTCATTCGGGTGGGTGGGCACCGCTGCTATGTCCGCGAAGGGTAGATAAATATGAACCACTTCGGCCGCTTTCTCCTTGCCTTCGTCGTAATCGCAACCATCACCGTCCATTTCTGCCGATAGGGGATACCATGAAATATACCAAAGTTGAAATTGCCGAATCACGAGCCGCCCTCTTGGGATGGCTTACCCCCGGGATGACCGTATACACCATCCTAGACAGCGTGTCCCGCTCTGGGATGTGCCGACACATCCGTCTCTTGACGCTGGAGGGCGATGGCCCGCGCTATTTGTCCTATCACGCGGCCCGGGTCCTGGGATATGCCATCAACGGCCATTCCGATGCGATTCGGATCACCGGGTGCGGCATGGATATGGGATTTGCCATTGTCTACGCGTTGTCATCCGCATTGGGGTATGCGCTCAATCAGCGCTGGCTGTAATCGCTAGGTTATGACGGGAGCGGCATCCGTGCCGTTCCACTCATCACCTAACACCGGAGGAACACCATGGACAAAGGCCCCTATACAAACAACCATCTTTTGCGCTATCTGGCATCCCTGGCCGCGCAGGATCCCAAACTGCCATGGCTGGCTCAATCCATTGCCTTCCTCTCTGACCGCGCCATGCTCGGACACGTCATCTAACCGGAGGTCACCATGTGGGCATTATTCAATCGCTTTGAGTTGAACATCACCAGGACCACGGCCGAACAGTGCAGCCATCCCGGCGACTGTGACGCGGACGTGCGGGCCGCAATGGATGAGTTCCGCTACCGGCGCCAGCTGGCCAAACTGGATCCTGACGCAGTGCGCGACGAGCTGGGAGAATACGGCGCGTGGGACGCGACCGAACTAGCCGACGACGCCATGAACTTGGTGCGGCTGTTCTGGATCGCCTGCGGCAACATTATCGATGATATCTATTCCAGGAGCCACCATGCGTGACCCAATGGCAAAAAAGGACTCCACCCGAGAAATTAAACAGATCGGCTACCAGCTAGCCATGGATGACCACCTATACGCCATGGCTCGGACCATCGCTATTCACCGGGCGTTTGTCGCCCTGGCCAACCAAACTCTGCTCACCCTGAGCCCCAAGGGAACGGAGAACTGAAATGAAGACCTACAGCCCCGACGAACTGAAAGAGGTTATCCGCCTGCATGCCCTGTGGCTGGCCGATGCTGATGGCGGCGTCCGTGCCGACCTGCGCGGTGCCGACCTGAGCGGTGCCAACCTGAGCCGGGCCGACCTGAGCGGGGCCAACCTGCGCGGTGCCTACCTGAGCGGGGCCGACCTGAGCCGGGCCGAACTGCGCGACGCCTACCTGATCGGGGCCAACCTGAGCGGGGCCAACCTGAGCTGGGCCGACCTGAGCGGGGCCTACCTGAGCGGTGCCAACCTGCGCGACGCCTACCTGAACGGTGCCGACCTGAGCCGGGCCTACCTGAACGGTGCCTACCTGAGCCGTGCCGACCTGAACGGTGCCTACCTGAGCGGTGCCAACCTGCGCGACGCCAACCTGATCGGTGCCAACCTGAGCGGGGCCAACCTGAACCGTGCCGACCTGAACGGTGCCAAGGGAGCGGAACTCGCGCTAGCAATAAGGATGCACATCCCGCCAACCGGGCCGTTCTGGGCCTGGAAGAAGTGTCACTCCGTCAGTGGTGATGTCATCGTTAAACTGTTGGTCCCGGAAGATGCCCGGCGATCCCATGGCGCAGAGCGGAAATGTCGGGCCGAGTTTGTGAATGTGCTAGAGGTGATCGGAGCCGAAGAATGCTACTCGGACCACACACCAAGAACCATTTATCGAGCTGGCCAGCGCGTCACGGCTGATTCCTGGGACGACAACAGGTGGGATACATGTTCCCATGGCATCAATTTCTTCCTGACTAAGGAAGAGGCTGAGGCATACAACTTGTGACCATGCGCGTCTATGTAGACCACGGCCACCTCTTGACGGAGGTAGGCGAATACATCCGGAACGCCAGTGAGGACGAAGTATGGGAGTCCGAAACTGGTTCTCCAGAGGGCTACATCGAGGTTCCGGAAAACGTGATCCCGGAACTATATATTGATCCGAACAATGGGATTACCAGGCTGAGGGAACTATGAAACACCCAATCATCAGTTTCACTGTCTTGATGCGGGACGGGGAACCGCCGATCTTTTCGGCTAATATGTCCTCCCCTGATTGCCAATGTTCTGGCCGAGTGTGGACCACTGACAGAGAGGAACTTGAGGCAACGTATCAGGAACTCTTGGCCGGCGCGGAGAAGTGCCGGGAACTGCTGGCCTACCACGTATACCGTGACAACGCCAACCCAGAACCGATAGTCCCAGGGGACTGCGCCGAAGACGCCAGGTTCCTCGGCCAAACTCCGGAGCCGTTCTAATGGACCGGCACCGAATCATCCTGATCATCGTAGGTGCCGCCATCGCATGGGGCATCATCGCTAATTCACCCATCCCCAATTACATGGGGTTTTGACCCCAGGAGATCCACCATGAAGACCTACAGCCCCGACGAACTGAAAGAGGTCATCCGCCTGCATGCCCTGTGGCTGGCTGATGCCAATGGCGGCGTCCGTGCCAACCTGAGCGGTGCCGACCTGAGCGGTGCCTACCTGAACCGTGCCAACCTGAACCGTGCCTACCTGAACGGTGCCTACCTGAACGGTGCCCACCTGCGCGGCGCCGACCTGAGCCGTGCCAACCTGAGCGGTGCCGACCTGCGCGGTGCCGACCTGAGCGGTGCCGACCTGAACCGTGCCAACCTGAACCGTGCCTACCTGAACCGTGCCTACCTGAACGGTGCCAACCTGAGCGGTGCCGACCTGTGCGGCGCCGACCTGTGCGGTGCTGACCTGAGCGGTGCCAACCTGAACGGTGCCTACCTGATCCGTGCCGACCTGATCCGTGCCGACCTGTGCGGTGCCGACCTGAGCCGTGCCAACCTGAGCGGTGCCAACCTGAGCGGTGCCGACGGAATCAATGTCCTCCAGATTGGCCCCATCGGCAGCCGGCGCGCGACCACCACCTACTGGATCGACGAGGATCGCGTGGTGTGCGGCTGCTGGAACGATTACCAGGGTGGATCCCTGGAGGATTTTGTGGCCAGGGTCAGTCAGGAACACGCAGACAATCCCCGCTTTCTTGCCGAATACAACGCAGCCATAGCAATGTTCCGTGTGGCTCGAGAGTTTGGCATTTCTACTCCGCGCCAATAGGCATGCTCCCCATCTATTTTTTATCTCCCGGCGCATGCCTGATCCTCACGATGGACTGCGCCGTTGCATTGTGGCTTCTAACCATCGCAGAAGGGACCCCATGGATATCAACGCCAGAGTAAAACCAGAACTGCTTCGAAACAGGTTGGCCGAGATTGACAAAATCCAAGCATCGGGACCGTTCAATTTGGTCGAATACCTAGAATCCCAGTTTGAGGCAGACAGGATCAAGATGGCGCTGGCCAATCGTGAAACCTCCTAAATATCTGCCAGGGATATTTGAGGCACTGGAGCGCCGTTTCACGCTGGTAGGGATAGCCCAGATTCTGGGAACGACCACAGACCAGGTGCAGGCTATGGCAACCCATCCCGGGAGCAGGACGATAACCCAAGAGGAAGCCTTCACTTTGTCTCACTTATGCCGATTGCACGGTATCCCGTATGTCCTGTATCGGAACAAATGGCGAGACCACAAAGGAGTGTTCATTGCCTCGACAGCCCAAGGGTGGAAGGTATGGACTCTTGGCCACGGATATAAAATAAATTCTGAATGGTTTGGGAGTTTGGATGAGCTTATACTAGCCAGTGCGGCCGAGGTCGAAGAAGCCCAGGCGCATGGATGGCCCACCGGATTGGAGGATCCAAGTGAAGGTCGAACTGATCAAAGCTGAGCGGCTGTGTTATGGCGACTTCCGTTATCGAGTCCAGGTCCGGCGCGGACCGTTCCGTTGGCATACTGCCTATCTCGCCAAAGCTTCGCGGCTGGGGACGGAGTGGTACACCCACCAGTCCCGGGAAAGGATATGGTCACCGATGTTGGTGGCTGCACTGGATAGGCTCCTTGATGGAGCGCTGGCACAGAACCTGGTCCAACCTGAACCTCTGCCGTTTGCTGTCCTCCTGGTGCGTCCGTGAGCAACATCTTGACCGACCGGGCACAGAAGCGCCGGCTCTACGCCAAGCGCAAGGCCGCCGGCCAATGCGTGAAATGCGGGACGCTGTGCGCGGATCTCTACTGCCGGCCGTGCCGGGACAAGAAGCGGGCGGCATCGGCCAAATACCTTGCCAGGGTCCGGCCGATATGGAAAGCACTGGGGGTTTGCGTGATCTGCGGCAAGGCCGAAGCCATCGACGGGCAAACAAAATGCGGGTATTGCGCGGAGAACGGCGAAGAAAACAACCGGCGGTATCGCAAGATGCCCGCCCAAACCACGGGATGAATCTGTCAAGTAACTGTCCAGGAGACTGCCGTGAACCGCTGCGACAAGTGCGTCCACATCAACGTGACCGAGCCACCAAAATCCCTGTATGGGACGGTCTACACCTGTGATTGCTCGGTCCCATTTTGGGCACAGGGAGGCGATCCCCAGGTCCAGCCGGATTCCGGTTACGACTGCCCCTCGTTCGATCAATTCCCCAATCAGTAACACCTGCCCATGAGCAAACCATACCCGAGCCATTCCGGAAAATCCGTCCCTATCGAGGCGATGGCGGACCGGCACCTGGAATCTGCCATCGCCAAACTCCAGGTGGAAGAGGCTGGCCTGTGCGCGATGCTGGCCGGACTGGACCCGGCCAAGGTGAGGGAGTGGAAGAAACAAGTTGCGCACTTGGTCCCTGCTTTCACCCTAGGAGAAGCGCTGGAACGGTCCCGCCAATGGCTGTCAACCTTGCAAGCGGAGCATACCCGGCGAGAAAAAATAAAATGGCCTGAACTTGGCTAGCGTGAATCGAATTTACAATCTAATCTGTATCAAGGAGGAATCATATGGCAAACGATGAGGCAAGGGAACGCATCCGGGCATTGTTCCCGGGTGAAGAATTCAAGGGGCTGCGGCACTCTCTGTTCGTGATCCCGGACTTTCTCAAGTCGGACCCGACCGATGAGCAGATCAAAGATCAGGCCGCGCTCATCCTCGGCACCCCGAAGCCAGAATCGGCCCCGGAGGTCGCCCAAGAGAACCCTACTTTAGAGGGCGAGATTCTTGGTCCTGAAGCCTCCGCTGAGGCCGCCGAACGCAAGGCTCAGACACTCGCAACCCAAGCCGCGCCGGTAGTGGTCAAGACTGCCGAAGACTACGAGCAGGCGTCCTTGGGGTTCGCCAAGATCAAGAAGATGCTCGCCGACAACGAGAAGGACCGGGTGAAACTCACGGCCCCGATCCTCCAAGTGAAGCGCAACATTGACGACCGGTTCAAAGCGGCAGAAAAGATCCTGCTGGTCGAACTTCAACGCTATGAGTTGCCGATGGTCGCGTTCAAGGCGCGGGAACGGGAGGATCTGCGCAAGCAGGAAGCCGAAGCCCAGCGGATCAAGGACGAGGCCGAGGCGGAAGCGCAGCGAATCAAGGACGAGGCCGCTACGACACTCCGAGAGGCTACCCAAGCGGTCGTCTCCGCTCCTAACCCATTCTTGGCCGCGATCTTGGAAGACGACCTGGAGGATGCCAAGGACGGCTACCGTGAGGCCCTGCACGAATCGGCCGCGCTGGTCAAGAACGTATCTCTGCCGGCCAACTATGTCGCCCCCGTCACGGCCGTAGGGACGAAGACCAGCTATCCGCTCGTCTGGGAGATCATCGACCCGAATCTAGTCCCGCGCAACTTGTGCAGTCCGGATCCGGTTCTGTTGAATGCGCTGATGAAAGTGCTGTGCAAGGACTTCCCGGACATCACCAAATTGGCTCCGGGTGCTTACCCTGGGGTTTCAATCAAAGAACAGATCCGTATCGGAGGACGATAACCATGCAGAACGATACATTCACCGCATTCTTTGCAACTCCTGCAGACGAGATCAAGGAGTTCAGTCGCCCCGGAGGGTTCAAGGGAAAGTCCGTATCTCCTTACTACCTGGTCAAGCGGCTCACCGAGCGCTTCGGCCTGTGCGGCAAGGGATGGATGGTCAAGCACTACGACACCCGCGTTGTCGAGTCCCAGACGGGGGTGGTGGCCGTCTACGTGCTGCTCTCCCTGCTCTACAAAGAGACCGGGGACAAGGAATGGAACGAGGTGGGACCGCACTACGGCGGCGACGTGGCGTTCGACTCCGTGAAGCCAGAGCGCCAGCGGAAGAATGCGGACGGAACGATCAACACCGTGGAATGCGACGACGAAGCGTTCAAAAAGGCCTACACTGACGCATTCTCCAAGTGCTGCTCCTGGCTCGGCCTAGGTGGGGACATCCATGACGGGTTGTGCGACGGGAACAAATACCTGAACAACAAACCGTGGGATGTGGATCCCGCTACCGCCAAGAAAGTTGCCGTTGGGGTACCCCAACCGCCGCCGGCCGAACCGGTCGTGGGCGCCAACCAGGACGACAAGCTCAGGCGCGAACCAGACCCGGACCCCATCGTGGAAGGCTGGACCATCGAGGCCCAGGGCCGGTTCGCTACACTGGTGCAGACCGACCTCTACAACATCTTCAAGGCAGGCGGTCAGCCCGACCTTTACAATGCCGAGAAAGAAAAGTGGGAAGGGCGGAAGCGCACTGACCCCGCAGAGAAGGTGCTTCCCAGTCTGGAAGCCAGGATCGATAAACTGCGCAAGGCCATGGCCAAGACGGTTGACGCCCCTGCTCCTACTCCCGCCCCGGCCGCGAACAAGTCCACGTTCCAGCGGGAGGCCGACTACACTGGCGACACCCCCTACGCCGATAAGGCAAGGGCGGAATTCCAGGCGTCGGCGCTGCGCTTTGAGACTGCCTACAAGGCACAGAACCTAACCGACCCGCAGGGGCTCACCAAGCAGATGATCGCCAAGGTTAAGAAGGGAATCAAGTTTGGGACCATGCCAAACGAAACCCAGGACGAACGGCGTATGATGTTGGCCGATGCGCTCCAGGCCGAAGCAAACCTCCTGCGAATCCCGTAGGTTCCTGCGCTTTTCGCGGATCGCACCCAACGATCCCAGCGCCCGTGCGGTCCGCGACCGAAACCCGAGCGCACCAACGGTAATGAATTATTTAACATGCAACATCTGTCCAGCCTCGGAAGGAGGAAACCTTGCCCAAAAAATTTCAGGTCGAAGTGAAGGACGATGACGCTGCCCAGACCGGTAGCGCGTGGCGGGAGATCGCCAGAAAGCGCGAGGCCGAAATTCAGCGGATCCAGCGCAGGGTCGCGGAACTGGAGGCTGACACCGGTGCGTTGTCCCTGGTGATCGAACAGCAGGACCGGACTCTCTCGCGCTACCGAGAGGCTCTGGAGAAACTAGCGCGGCTCGGAAACGGCGGCCACTACGGAAATTCCATCGGGAATGAGATCGCCATCCGGGCGATAACCCCGGACCCACAGCCATGATCTATTGGTGCCTTTTGGTCCTGGTGTTCGTCGCCATAACCTGCGCTCCGTTCATCATCCCCAGCCGCCGCAAACCGATGCCCTGGGACTTCCGATAGCACCTGTCCAGAAAGGGGAGCCCATGAGCCTATCGACCTGCACCTGTGGTGGCTACATCCCGCTCGGCCCCGACGCCAGCAACCGGTGTGATCGGTGCGGGAAGGGACCCTTCGACCAGTTCCCGCCGGTCGATATTGACGCCCTGATGCGACAGCGCCAGGACGAGGCCAGAGGCCCGATTTACCGGGCCGGCGCACCCGGAACATGCCGCCCGTCAGACCAAGATGGGCCGCAAGCCCAAGGACGGCGAATTCATCCATGTGATAGGGAACTTCTCCGGGGTGGCCTACGCCAGGAGGGCCATGGATATCGACTGGATGAACCGTGACGAAATGGCCCAGGCGATCCCGCCGGCCTACACCCAATTTATCGGCTGGCAGCTACGGGCGGCTTTGATGCTGACCCATGCCGCGAGTTGAGTTTGTCCTGGATCACGCGGGGTCGTCCAACGGCAGGACGCCAGCCCAGTCGGTGCTGCAATCACGGTTTTCGACTCCGTGCCCCGCGACCACTTCAACGCATGTCCAAAAGGAGGACCCTTGAACCCCCTCAAGTTTTTCGCCGCCCAGCTCTTTGTGACCCTGGCATGGCTCCTGACCTTCGGGGCGATGGCCTTCGTCATCGTCCACGAGGAAAACATGCTCACGGTCCTCCAGGGCTGGGGCATGGAAGAACCCTTCCAGATTGAAATAGGCTAGCCATGGGGCACGTTTACGAGGAACTGATCCGTCAGGAA